TTGACAAGAACCCGGAACTGGCTCGGCGGTACGGCGTCACGAGCGTGCCGACGTTTTTCGTGTACGTTTGTGGGAAGAAGACGGTGCGGACCCAGGACGTGAGCGTGGTCGTGACGCTGACGCGACTCGGGGGCGAGTGATGACGCGACGCCGTTGCCGCAATTGCCCCGACGAGCCGGTGCTGGCGGCCGAACCGAAGACGACAAGGACCGTCGGCATCCGTCGCCGGGGACGAGACACGAGGTTGCACCGGGCCGAACGCCGAAGCAACCAGCGGACCGCACTTGCCGCTGTCCCAAGCGAACCCGCGATGCAACCTCGATGAATCATGCCCGAGGCCGGACGTGAAAACAGGATGAGCTTCGTTGATGAACTGCGGGCTTTTGTCAGAGAGGGGTTTTTGAGCCGCAATCTGCGGTCGTGCAGCCGGTGGGCAGAGCATCGGCGCGTGATGGGCGCACCGTTTAGCGGCCCCTATGGCTTCGCGCGGCACCCGTGGTGCCGGGAGATTCACGACAGCAAGGCCGCCTGGACCATCGCCATGAAGGCGGCCCAGCAGGGCGTGACGGAGACGGGAATCAATCGCGCCTTCTTCACGCTCGACCAGTTGAAGCGAGACGTGCTGTATGTCCTGCCAACGAGCCTGAACGCGAGCGATTTCTCCAAAGCCCGTTTTGCCACCGCCCTGAAACTCAGTCCTTACCTGAAGAACCTGTTCGTCGATACGAACACCGTGGGGCTGAAATCGACTGGCACGAACGTACTCTATATCCGAGGTAGCCGCGGCGACAGCAACCTGAAGTCCATCCCGGTGTCCGAATTGATCCTGGACGAGTTGGACGAGATGGACACCCATGCTGTATGGCTGGCCTTGGAGCGATTGTCGGGCCAGGTCGAGAAGCACATCCTGGCGATCTCGACGCCGACCGTGCCGAAGTATGGCATCCACAAGCTGTACCTGACCAGCACCCAGGAGCACTTTGTCTTCCGGTGTCCGCATTGCAGCCGCTGGACCGAACTTGTGTGGCCGGACTGCGTGGAGATCGTCGGCGAATCGGTCAACGATCCTCGCTGCAAGGACTCGTTCCTCAAGTGCAAGGAGTGCAAACGCAGGTTGGAGCATGGGGCGAAGCCCGAGTTCCTGACCGCCGGCCGGTGGCAGGCGACGGAAACGAACGTCTCGGCGGAGGAGTCGCGGGGTTTCTACATCAATCAGCTTTACTCGTCCACGGTGACGCCCGGTGAACTGGTGATCGCCTACCATCGGGGCCTGGGCGATGAAGCGGCGGCCACCGAGTTCCATTGCAGCAAACTGGGCGTTCCGTTCATCGGCGAGGGTGCCCAGGTCACCGACGAGATGATCGAGAACTGCATCAAGGGTCACTCGATCAACGACACCCGCCCGCGGATCGGCGGCGATCGTCTGATAACGATGGGCGTGGACCAGGGAAAGATTTGCTACGTCTCGGTCGTCGAGTGGTTGTTCGACAGAGCGCCCGGCGACGACATCAATGCGGCGGCCATCGGCAAGCTGCTGTGGTTCGGCAAGTTTCCGGGAGAAAGCGAGGCCGGCTGGGATTATCTCGACGAGTTGATGCGGGAATGGCAGGTCCTGGCCTGCGTGGTGGACGCCGACCCCTACATCAACGATGCCCGACGTTTTGCCAGGAGGTTTCGCGGCTATGTCTGGTTGACCCAATATCGGCGTGGCAAGGTCGCTCGGGAGATTGCGATCACGGAGGAGGACAACGGCGCTCCGATGGCGCGGGTGGACCGGACGAACTGGCTCGGCTGCACGATGGGCCGGTTCAAGAGCAATCCGCCGCGCATCCTGCTGCCGCGAGACATTTCCTTTGAGTACCGCGAACACGTCAAGAACCTGGTGCGGACCTACAAGAAGGATGAGATGGGCAACATGGCGGCCGAGTACGTGAACGTGGGCGCTGACCATTTCGCACACTCGCTCTGTTACGCCGACCTTGGTTTGGCACTCGCGCCGATCGGCGGCGTTGGCCAGAACGCTGGGAAAGTCACCTGATGAGGTAGTCATGGCCGAAAGCCAAGCCAACAACCTGGTTGACAGCCGACATCCCGGCTACCTCTCCGGTCTGACGGACTGGGAGAAATGGCGTCGGACCTACGAGGGCGGCGACACGTTCCGCGACATGTACCTGGAGCGGTTCTCCAACCGCGAGGATTCACAGGATTTCGCCACGCGCAAGGCCGTCACGCCGGTGCCGGCGTTCGCCAAGGCGGCGATCAACGACATCCGCAACGCGATCTACCAGCGGCTGCGGGACGTGGTGCGCAAGGGCGGTAGCGAGGTGTATCAGGCCGCCGTCAATGGCAACAGCCTTGGGGTGGACCATCGCGGCTCGACGATGAACGCATTCCTGGGCGTGAAGGTTTTGACCGAATTGCTGGTCATGGGCCGTGTGGGCGTGTACGTCGATCATCCGCTGGTTCCGGCCGACGCCACGTTGGCCGCCGTTCGCCGGCCGGCACCGTACCTCTACAAATACGACATCGAAGACATTCTGTCGTGGACCTGCTCGAAACCCGACGCCCCGTCCGAGTTCCAGGCGCTGTTGCTCCGCGACACGACGATCCGGTACGACCAGTCCACCTTGCTGCCGACGCTCTCGGTCCAGCGGTATCGCTATCTGCGGATTGACCCGGACACGGGCCGCGTCCACTTGCAGTTTTACAACCTCAACAAGGAGCCGGTCGATCAGAACGGCAACCCCGGCGGTGAAATCCGGTTGGAATTGGATCGCATCCCGTTCGTGATGCTCGACATCGGCGGGAGCCTGATTAAGGACGTGTGCCAGCAACAGGTAGCGCTGTTGAACCTCGGCTCCAGCGACGTGAACTATGCCCTGCGCAGCAATTTCCCCTTCTACGTCGAGCAACGGGATTTGAAGGCCAAAGGTTCTCACCTGAAAATCTCCGCCACGGCGGATGGCACGGCCACCAGCGGCGGGCAAGGCGCGGCCGACGAAGACGTTCAGATCGGCGTGACCCACGGCCGCTATTACGACAAGGGGATGAATCCTCCGGCATTCATCAATCCTTCCGCCGAGCCGCTTCGGGCGAGTCTGGAATTGCAGGATCGGCTCAAGCGGGACATCCGCGAGCTGGTCAATCTGGCCGTGTCGAGCCTGGCAGTGCGGGCGTCGGCCGAGTCGAAGGCAATGGACAACCAGGGGCTTGAGGCGGGGCTCAGTTACATCGGGCTACTGCTGGAAAGCGCCGAGCGGCAGATCGCCGAGTTCTGGGCCGCTTATGAGGAACGCAGTCCGGGCAAACGCGAAGTGGCGACGATCAAGTATCCCGAACGCTACAGCCTGAAGTCGGACGCCGAGCGGATCAAGGAAGCCCAGGAATTGCAGAAGCTCATGGGCGCGGTCCCCGGCCGCCGGGTGAAGCGCGAACTGGCCAAAGGCATCGTTCAGGCCCTGCTGGGCGGCAAGATCAGCCTGGATGATCTTGCGGCGATCAACCGCGAGATCGACGAGGCCCCATACACCACCAGCGACCCCGAGACGATCATCCAGGCGGTGGCCGGCGGCTTGTGCGGCGAGAAGACAGGTTCGGTCGCCCTGGGCTTTGACGAAAACGAATGCGAAAAGGCCCGCAAGGACCATGCCGAGCGAGTGAAGCGGATCGCTGAGTCCCAAGGAGTTGTCGGAGGCGGCAGCGACCCGGCAGCACGGGGTCTGAAGGATTTGTCCGCAAACCCCAACGCCGGCAGGGACGAAAAGGAGGCCAGTCGCAACACGGACCTGCAAGACACCACGGCTCCGCGCATTCGCGGCAAGGGTCGGTTCAACGATGAGGAATGAGCCATGCTGGTTGACATTGTGCAGGAATCCCGACCAGAGTTTCGCACGGGCAGCGGCGTCGTTGGCACCAACGTTGTGCGTCTCGGCGCGGCCAGCGCGCGGCAGACGGTGACCTTGACCGACGTGACGGCCGGGTCCTTCAAGCTGGGTGTCAACAGTGTGGAAACGGCCGCCATCGCCTTCAACGCGGCTGCCGCCACCGTGCAAGCCGCCTTGGCGGCGGTCGTCGGCGCGGGCAACGTCGCGGTGTTGGGCGACGCCGGTGGACCGTGGACGGTGGATTTCACCGGTTCGTTGCGGTGGCAGCTTGTTCCGGCCATGACCGCAATCGACGTGGACCTGGCGGGCGAGGGCCACGCCGTCGCCGTGACGGTCAACGAGCATGGGCACGCGGTCGGCTGGGAAGTGAAGAAATACGTCATGCTCCGGGCCAACGGGGCCAATAGCAGCGTCATCACGGTCGGCGATCGGGCCGACAACGCCGCCGACGGCTTCATTCTTTCCGCCGGGCAGCAAAGCCCGCCGATCTACGTGGACAACCTGAACAAACTGTACATCGTCGGTGGGGCGGCGGACCAGGGCTACTCGTGGATCGCGTGCTGACGGAGGCGTTCTATGGCTATCGACGCCTCTTTCTATGGCACATTGGACGAGGCCGACGAATACTTCGCCAACCGGCTGCACGAGACCGCCTGGACCGAGGCGTCGGCCAACGATCGTCGCAAAGCGCTCGTGGCCGCGCGGTGCATCATCGACGCATTGAACTACAAGGGGCGCAAGGCGAGCGTTCATGCGATCTTGCAGGCGAATCCATCCGCCTCGCAGGATGAGATCAGGGCGGCCGAGGCCGGCCAGCCCTTGGAGTTTCCGCGAGGAGCGGACACGGCGGTCCCCGAAGCGATTCGCGTTGCCGGGTACGAGATCGCCTATGCTCTTTTGGACGGCAAAGACCCGGAGTTGGAACTGGAGAATCTCGCCGTCAGCACGATGGGGTATGGATCGGTGAAGACCAGCTACGAGCGGTCGCAACTGCCCATCGAACACATCATCAATCTGGTGCCGAGTTCCGTCGCTTGGCGACTGCTGAAGCCGTTTCTGCGCGACTCGGACGCCATGCGATTGTCGCGTTTGAGCTAGGCGCGTGCCCTGGCTCCCACTGACCGGCCTCTTGCCGGGCCAGACCCGCCGAACACCGGAACCAGGCGGATCGTCTGTTGCGAGTTTCCCTTTCCGGGTGCGAGGAAGCGTCATGTCCAACTCTTTGTATCTGTCCCGTCCGTGGTCCGCGTGTTTCGAGGGTGAGGGTGCCGGCAATGGCGACGGCGCGAGTGCCGCGGCCGGCGCTGGCACGAATGCCGGGGCCGGCGATGGCGTCGGCTCAAGCGGAGGCGCGGGCGCGGGAACCGGGAGCGGCGCGCCCAAGATGTTCACCCAGGATCAGGTGAACGGCATCGTGGCCGCCGACCGCCGCAAGCTGGAAGAGGCGTTGAAGAAGACCGAAAAGCAGTACCAGGACTTGCTGGCCAGCCAGAGTCTGACCGAGCAGGAACGCAAGGCGTTGCAGGCCAACCTGGAAATGGTGCAAGGCCAGCTTCGCAGCAAGGAAGAACAGCTTCTTCTGGAAAAGAAGCAGGTCGAGGAGGCTTACGCCGGCAAGTTGCAGGAGATGGAGAGGAAAGCAACTCATTTCGAGACGCTGTACCGTGATTCCACCATCGACCGGGCGCTTCAGGACGCGGCGGTCAAGCACGAGGCATGGAGTCCATCGCAGGTCGTCTCCCTGCTTCGCTCTCAGACGAAGATGCTCGAAGAGACGGACCCGAAGACCGGCAAGCTGACCGGCCGGTACAAGCCCGTGGTCGAGATGCAGGCCCTCAACACGACCACCGGCGAGATGGAGACGAAGGCGTACACGCCGGAGGACGCCGTGAAGAAGATGAAGGACACGCCCGACACCTGGGGCAATCTTTTCAAGTCCGGCGTGGTCTCGGGCATCGGTGCGGGAACGGCCACCGGCGGCCTTGCGCCGGGTCAGAGCGGCAGGTTGGACGCGGCGGCAATCAGCAAGTTGACGCCCGCGCAGTACCGCGAGATTCGGGCCACCCACCCTGAATGGCTCGGACTCAATCCCTTGCCCGCCGCGGGCAAGCAGGGCCGCTGACGATTCAGGGGCCGTCACGACAGGTTTGCTTCGGCGACGCGGGTCATGGTGACTCGTCGTCGCGGGCGGAGCAAGGATCACATGCGATAGTCTGGAGAACAACGATGAATCGTCTGTACCTCAGCCGGCCGTTTACGGCTTGCTACGAGAACCAACTGCAAGCCTTCATCCCGCAGTTGTGGGCGCAAGAGGGCCTGGTCATGCTCGAAGAGAACATGGTCATGGCCAACATGGTCCACCGGGACTTCGAGGATGAGGTTGCCAAGTTCGGCGACGTGGTAAACACCCGCCGCCCCGGCGAGTTCAAGATTCGCCGCAAGAAGGACGGCACCCCGCTCGCCCAGCAGGACGCCGTGGCCACCAACGTGCAAGTGCCGTTGGACCAGTGGTTCTACTCGTCCTTCACCATCCGTGACGGCGAGGGGAGCAAGTCCTTCCAGGAGTTGAGCGAAATCTATCTCCGGCCCGCGATGCAGACCATCGCGCGGGGCGTGGATCGCGCCTTGCTGGGTCAGGTCCACCGCTATCTGGGCGGCCCGGCCAACCGCGTCGGCAAGCTGGGCGGCCTGACAAAGGACACCGCCAAGGACTTCGTGCTGGAGGCCAACGAGCGGCTGAACATCAACAAGGCCCCGCAGGACGGCCGCAAGCTGGTCATGTCGCCCACGAGCGAGACGGCCATGCTCAAGACGGAACTGTTCCTCAAGGCCAACGAGCGCGGCGACGGCGGCAACGCGCTGCAAAACGCCACGCTCGGCCGCATCCTCGGTTTCGACACCTACATGTGCCAGAACGTCAACTGCGTTCTGTCGGGTGCCGAGACGGATAGCGATCCGGTCACCCAGCCGTATTCGGCCGGTTACGCGGGCGACATCGAGAGCGTCCTGGCTCCCACGGTCGGTGAGTTCGTCGTGATTGGCGGCCCCGCCGGAAGCGCCAGCGTCGGCAACGCTCAGCCGACCTGGGCGACGGCCTCGGACGCCGACAGCTTCGCGCTCAACGAGGCCCTCAAGTACGCCACCGAGGACAACGCCGTGGCCACGCGCTACGTGAAGTGCGTGACCGCCGCCGGCTACGCGGCGGGCTACAGCGAGGGCGTGGCCCTGACCGTCACCGCCGGGAAGGCCCCGCAGGTCGGCCAGTTGCTTGCCTTCGGCGCGACCCCGGACGCCCGGCACACCTACACGGTGATCGAGTCCGAGGGGAGCGGCACGTCTTGCACCGTCTACCTGGATCGGCCGCTTGAGAAGGCCGTCACCAGCGGTGCCGATGCCTTCCCCGGTCCCTACGGCGCGATGAACCTGGCGTTCCACAAGGACGCCCTGGCGCTGGTCACCCGGCCGCTGGCCCTGCCGAACAGCCAGGCGGGCGTCATGGTCGGACATGCCACGTACAACAACGTGACCATGCGGGTCCTGGCCCAGTACGACATCAACGCGGGCGGCTTGATCGTCAACTGCGACATCCTCGCGGGCGTGGCGGTCCTCAACAGCGGCCTCTTGGTCCCCGTGCTCGGCTAGGGGCGTGTCTCCGTCGAGCGAAACGGCCGCCCGATCCGCTCCACACCGGGTCGGGCGGCCTCTCTACCATCCACGTTGCCGCCGGCCATGCCAAGGACGCCTCATGGAACCGCTCTTTGCCCAGGTCGATACGTTCGCCGATGCGGTCGCCGTGCTGAAACAGTACGGGCCGCTGGTCCTGGTGACGGCCGTCTTGCTCTGGCAAAGCTGGGTCCGCGAGTGGCGTATGAACAAACGGATCGTGCGGCTGGAGGACGAACAGCGGAACGTGCTGATGCCGCTGGTCGAGCGATGCGCGGATGTAATCGCGCAAAACACCCTGATGATGGAGCGGCTGGAAAAGGCACTGGACAGGTGAGCCGTGACGCCGATGACATATCCAGCCAGTTACGGACTGAACCGACAGATTCGCCGCGCGCTCTACGCCCTGAAGCGTCAGTATGGCGGCGCGATTGTCGTCTATCAGAACGGCGTGGTGACCGCGGATACGAAAACCGGCGAAACTACCAGGACCAAGACGGCGACCCGGATTCATCGGGCCATCGTCCTGCCCGAGACCATCAGCCGCGAGGTGAAACAGTCGATCTCGCTGATTTCCGCGAACAAACAGATGGTAACCGGCGGTGGCTACGAGGCGGGCAAGCGGCTCTTTATCATCGAACGCCGCGACTGCCCTAACCTGACGCTGAAACAGAGCGATTGGATCGTCTACCACGGCCGCAAGTACGCCATTGATAACTTCGAGGAGTACGAGTTCGACGCGGCCTACGTCATCCACGGCAAGGAACTGGTGGGCGAGTCGATCGGCGGCGCGGGCACGACGGCTCATGCTGCCGACGCCTTGACACTCCGCTCCCAGGGCGACGGGGAGGCATAGCCGTGCCGGCCAATCCGAACTGGGCTCGCTGGGTGTTCGCCTCGGTGGCCACCTACTTGAAACAGGTGGCCGAAGGCCAGCGGCTTCCCGTTCTGATCGAGGGCTTGGACGAGCGGACCACGGAGTTGATGAGCGCCACGGACCGGTGCGAGGTCCGCATCACGGGACCGTTCACGAAGGAATTGAGCCGCGACTACTTCCAGATCGAGGTCGTCGTGAACGTTCTTTTCGTGAGCCGCTACGAAGAGCAGAAGAACCAGTACGCCGTCATCCAGAAAATCGGCGCGTTCCAGGAGGCAATGGACGGCAACATCGCCGTCTACAAGTACGGCACCTTCCCCGGCGACGACGAGAGCGCCCTGGTCGGCTGCCTCTCGCCAGTCCAGGGCCGCAGCGATGCCATCCGTGTGATGCACTTCGGCCAGATCAATCCGACCGACCGCTTGAAGCAGTCGATGGTAGACGCGCGGTATCGGATGGAGATTTCCACCAACCAATAATTGGAGAACCCGAACATGGCACGCATCGAGTTGCGAGACTGCGATGTCATTCTGCAAGACGGCCTCAGCGGCACGGGGGCGATCAACGAACCGTCCGCTGCGCCCGAGGCCGGCGCGACGGACTTTGACATCGACACTTTGGTCCTGAACACGGCTTTCACCGCCGGAGAGCCGAGCGGAACCCAGATTCCTCTCGGAGCACGGTTCAAGATTGCGGGCGAGACGACCCCGGTGTTCCACACCGTCACCGCCCGCACACCCGCCTCGGGACCGACGACCAACATCACCTTCGCGCCAGCCCTCGGCGCGGGGACGTATGCGGACGGCGGGATCGTGACGTTTTATCCCCAGAACCTCGACATCAAGATCGGGGAGGGGAACATCACGTACACCGAGCACAACGAATACGAGTACCTCAAGGACCGTGGCGACCTGGACACCGTGAAGGAAGGCGACGAGGTGCCGATGGACGTGAAGCTGGAAGCCGTCTTCGAGCACATCACCCAGGGCACCGGCGAGCCGGTCAGCCCGATGGACGCCCTGAAGGGCATCGGCGGGGCGACGGAGTGGGTCAGCGCGTCCAGCGACTTATGCGAGCCGTACTGCGTGGACGTGGTTGTCTTGCACACGCCTCCTTGCGGCTCGGCCCAGCTTGAGCGTGTGACGTTTCCCGACTTCCGCTCGGAGACCCGCGAGATCAACTACAAGGAGTCCACGATCTCGATCACGGGCAAGTGCAAGGCGACCGAACCCATCATCACGCGCGAGACGGCGGCATAACGACGACTCCCCGGCCCCGTAAGGCCGGTTTCTCCGGTCCGCGCGACCGGACACGCGGTGCCGACAGCGCTGCCGGCACCGCATTCTCTTTCCCGTTTGCGAGGAAACCACATGAAGATCGCTGGCATCGACCCCAAGACTCTTTCCAACGAAGTGCTGTTGGTGCTGCCGCGCGGCGAGACCGAGATCGTCTTCCGCGCCAAGGGCCTGTCCGACATGGCGGAGTTCGACGCGCTGTGTCCGACGCCCAAACCGCCGGGCAAGTTCACCAAGGACGGCTGGATTCCCAACCTCAACGATCCCACGTACCAGCAAGTGCTCGGCGAGTGGGCCAGAAAACGGCTGGGCTACACGGTCGTCAAGTCCCTGGCCCCGTCCGAGATCGAGTGGGATTCGGTCAAGGAGAACGATCCCCGCACGTGGTCGAAATGGGAGGAAGACCTGAAAAGCGCCGGCCTGACCCAGGTGGAATGCAACCGCGTGCTGGCCCTGGTCCTGGAGGCGAACGCCCTGGATGACGCGAAGCTGCAACGGGCGCGCGAGGTTTTTCTGCGTGGTCAGGAACCGATGCCCGCCGAGTTCTCTTCGCCCCATTGCGCACCGCAGAGTTCGCCGTCTGGCGCGCCTGCGAACGGCTAGGGGTCCGGCCGCCGGGCGTCAAGTCTTCATGGGACGCTTGCGGCGTTGAGACTCAGGCCATGATCGTCGCCTTCGATCAATTGCGAAGCCACGACGAAGCGGAACAAGAGGCGCGACTGGCCGGGGCGAGGGTGCCGGTGGTGGAAACCCGGCCGGCCGGCTGAAGAGGTTCCTGACCATGAAGTTCAAGGCTCAACTCGCCGTCCCACGCATCGACGTGACGGCTTACCGGAACGCCCTGGACACGCACATGCGGGCTGTGATTGCCCAGGGCCTCATGGAATGGCTGGAAGCGGTTCTGGCGGAGATTCCGGTTTGGAGCGGGGCGTCACGGGCGACGTTCGTGAAGCTGGCCTCGCAGATCGGCTACAACCTGCCCGTGGCCCCCGCGCCCGTCGAGGCGGCGCACGGGTTGTTTACCGAACGGATCAACCGGACGGCGATGGGCCACGCGCAGAGCGCCGGCACTCTGACGGCGGACAAAGAGACCGGCCAGTACACCTTCACCTACTCGACGACGTTGCCGTGGTTGATCTGGAACGAGTACCACAACGCCAATGTCGAGCCGGACCCGACGCTCTTCTATCGGTTGATTGACCCAGGCCCCTACAACTTCCAGGTCGTTGGTGCCAGGGCGTTTTTGCGGTTTGCGGAAACGGTGGCCCTCCCTTCGGTCAAACCACATGTCCGCGCGGTGCGCGTGAAGTCCTAGCAGTGGTGTCTCATGGCCGACGAGATCGTCAACAAACTCGGCTTCAGCGTGGAGGACGCTCTTCGGGAGCTTCAGCGATTGGACTCCGCGCTCCAATCCTCTGGCACGGCCTTCCAGACGTTCGGCGAGCAGGTCAGCACCTGGAACAACCGGGCGGAGGGCGCGCTGCGGCGAATGAAGGACATGGCCTCGGCCGCCGCGCGGCTGGCCAGTTCGATGGCCAGGATGAACGTCGCCCCGACAGCGCCAGCCGCCCAGACCGCTACGCCCACGTCGAGCCTGTGGTTGCCCGCCGGCGTGGCCGAGGAGGTCCAGAAGGCGAGCCAGACGATGCAGAACCTGGGCAATGCGGCGGTCGTTGCCGGGGACAAGATGCGCGAGGCCGGCCAGAAGGGAGTCAAGGCCGGAAGCGATGCGGGTAGCGCTGCGGAAAAGGCCGCCGAACAGACCAAGGCGTGGACCATCACATGGGAGACTCTGGCGCGGGTCGTAATGACCCAGACGATCGTCCGCGCTTTGAGCCAAATCCGCGATCTGTTGCGCGAGTCGGTGGATCAGGCGTTGAAGTTCTCCACCCAAATCTCGGAAATCCAGACCATCGCGCCCCGGATCGACCGTGACTTCCAGGGGCTGAGCAAGGAAATTGCCGCCATTTCGAGCGAGTTCAACTTCCCGTTGCCGGACGTGGCCGAGGCGGTCTACCAGACGATTTCCGATCAGTTCACGACGGCGGCCGAGCGTGCCGACATCCTGACGGCCGCCGCCAAGCTGGCCCGGATCGGCGTGATGGACCTCAACGAGGCCGCGCAGCTCTTGACCGGCACGCTGAACGCCTACGGCATGGCGTCCGATCAGGCGGAGATCGTGGCCGCCAAGTTCTTCCAGACGATCAACCTGGGCCGGATGCGCGGTGCCGAGTTGACGCCCGTGATCGGGCGCGTCATCCCGATCGCCAACGAACTGGGCGTCAGCCTGGATGAAGTCAACTCGGCGATGATTGCCCTGACCATTGGCTCGATGCGAGTTCCCGAGGCGGCCACCGGACTGCGGGCGGCGATGTCCGCGCTTATCAAGCCGTCCGAACAGATGCAGAAGGAACTAGCCGCGTTGGGTTACGCCACGCCGCAGTTGGCGGTCAGGGCCGAGGGACTCCAGGGCATCTTTCTGAAGCTGCGGGGCAGCACCGACGAGAACGTGGCGGCGATGGCCAAGCTGTTCCTCAACATCCGCGGCCTGAACGCCGAGGCACGCCTGACCGGCGCTGGCGCGGAGAAGGTCGCCGAGGCCATGCAGGTCTTGAGCGACATCAATCTCACCGAGAACTTCAACGAAATGTACAAGCTGTTCACCTCGACCGAGGCCCAGCAGTACACCAAGGAGTTGAACAAGTTCAAGATCACGCTGGCGACCGAAGTGGGACCGGAACTGGTCAAGTTCCTCAAACACCTGCTCGACGCGGCCGGCGGCGCGGACGGATTGGCCTCGGCGCTGAAGAGCATCGCCACCACTCTGACCAACCTGGCCGAAGTGCTTGCCCCGGTGGGCGGATTGATGGCGGTGTTCTCGCTGCGCGGCAAGCTGGCCGGGATGACTGGCTTCAAGGGCGAGGTACTGAACAACGTCGTCGCGCCGCTGGCGATGGCGTCGTGGACTGCGGATTTCCTGGACGCCCAGTTGGCGTCCACGCTCGAAAACGCCAGCGCGAAGTATCGCAAGGACGTGGAAGAGATCGTGGCGACTCACAAGAAGGCCGCACAGACTCGGCTGGATGCCGAGATGAAGGTCTACGACGAAGCCGGCCGCCGTCTGGCGCAGTACGCGGCCCAGGTGCGGCAGGCGCTCAACGTCCAGGTGGACCAGACACGGAAGGCCAACGAGGAGTTGGTCGCGTCCTCGCGGACCACGATGCAGGCGATGATTTCGGCCCGCCAGCAGGTCGTCGAGCAGTTCCGCTCGGCCGCGCAGGACGCCAACAGAGCGGCCGAAGACTCCATGAAGCGTCAGGCCGACGCGCAGGCCAGACTGGACGACCTGTCGTTCAAGCGGCGGCTCGAAGAGCGCCAGAAGTACGACGAATACTATCGCAAACCCGAGGTGGTCTCGGACCTTTATGGTCGCCGTGCGCTGGAACTGGCGCGCGAGGCGGCGGACATCCTGGCCAGGGCCGAGACCCCGGACCAGCAGCGGACGGCGCAAGCCATCTTCCAACGGGCGGCGGCCTACGCCCAGGAAGCGGAGCAGATCGCCAATGGCACCGACAACGAGTGGCTGCGGCGTGATGCGGCCAACACCGTCGAGGCGATCATCCGCAAGCAGATCGCCGCCGAGAAGGAACTTCAGGC